ATCGCCACCGAGTGTGTAAGTCGTGTTGTCGAGCACACCAGCCACGGCATCATCGAGCGTGAAGAAGTTCGTGGTGCCACCCGCACCCTGGTCAAACGCGAAAACGACTTCAGTCGTCGGTTGGTGGCTCACGAGAGAGTCCGAACCGGGACAGGTCCGTTCTTGCGTTCGTACTGCCGCAGAGCCTCCACGACCTGCCTGCCGACCTCAGCGCCATTCGTGCCGATGCCGGCGTTCACGTTGATCGTCACACCACCACCAACACCGCCACCAGCAGGCGAAGCAGCAGAGTTCGACACGATCATCCCAGACACATCAGGGACGAACAACTCCGGCCCACGCTCACCAACAACATACGCGGTACCGCTAGACACCGGACCGCCGTTAGCGCGGAAACCACCAAACCGGCTACTGACCTCGTTGATCGTCCGGTTGATCGTCGTGACCGTGATCGTGGTCTCACGCTTCATCGACTTCGCCAGCCGATCCATCAACCTATTCAAGCGCTTCCGGCTAGTGCCTTCCTCACCGAACTCCGCTTCGAAACCCTTGAAAGTCTCGAACGCCGACTTCACACCAGTGCCATAGAACCCACTAGCAGTCAACTCGCCGACCTTCTTAGCAGCCGCATCAGTCGCCTCAACCAGCCGCATCGACTCAGTGATCGCACCCTCACCACCAGCGATCAACTCCTGGCCGGCAGCCGTGCCAGCCTCAGCCGACATACTGCCGATCTGCTTCAAAGCCTCACCACGCAGACCCATCTCGTACAGAGTCACGATCGTGTTCAAGAACTCTTGCGCAGCGCCAGCCTGCTCCTGAAGCCGCTGCAAGTAAGTCTTGCCAGCCTCATCAGCCGCAACCGAATCTTCCTGCTGCGCCGTGGTCAGGTCACGCGTCGCGGTCGCGGTGTCTTCAACCGCGTCAGCCAACGCACGTTGCACCGATTCACGTTGCGACGCCGTACTGTCAGAATCAGCCATCACCTCGTTGTAGCGAGCACGAGCCTCAGCCTCAGCAGCAGTCGCGCTCTCAACCCGCTTCGTCGCGTTAGCGACATCCTCCTGCGTCCGAGCGTAACGATCAGCGGCAGCCTGCTGCGTGTTCAACGCATCAGCGAACGAGAACACACGATTCACGCCTTGCCGGATCGACTCAGCGAAGTTCGTCATCTCCTCACGCGCATCCTGCGCGTTCTGCCTCAACTGATCGAGCAAATCCAAACCGCGATCGGCGAGTTCTTCACCGTACTGCTTCTGCCGTTTGGTCAGTTTCTCAACGCTGCTCGCAGCACCGCCAGTGGACTTCTTCAGTTTGTCCGCAGCCTCAGCCGCTTCACGCGTGTCCTCAGCCATGCGATACGCACGAACACCAGCATCGCGGTAGGTCTTATTCGCGGCCTTGATCTGGAACACTTGCACGCCAGTGCGAGCCTCGAACTCGCGAATCGCATCAATGTGCGTCAACAGCGAATCGGTTGCTGCTGCGGCACTAGCGCTACTGGCGCGGTAGCCGGCCTCCAAAGCCTTCTGCGCGTTCGCGTTGTCTTTAGCAGCCTGCTCAGCGACGTTATTCGCCTCAGCGTTATTCAAGTACGCTGTCGCGTAAGCGCCGATCACAGGAATCAAGCCGGCGATCTGTCGTAAAGTCTTGTTGCTAGTCTCATCAGACCGCACCATCTGGTCGTTGTACTTGACCAGTTCTTCGTTTACGTCTTCAGTGGCGTCAGCCTGACGACCGAAAGCCTTCGCCACAGCCGGCACAATCTCAATCAAGTCACCAATACCGCGAGCGGTCTCAGTGATCAGACGGTTCATGCCATTCGGACCGCCGAGAGCCTGCGAAGCCTCCTGGATAGCCTCAAGCAGCGACTTACCGATCATCGCCTGAGCATCATCAATCGAAGCCGTCAAAATGCGCTGAGTGTTCGCCAGACCGTCGCTCGTCCGAGCGAAGTCACCCGCAGCGAGAGCGCTATCCTGGGTGATCAACGACCAAGCAGCCTGAGCCTTAGATCCAGCAGTCAACTGATCCTTAGTCTCAGCCAAACCGAGAGCGAAAGCCTCGTTCTCGATACGCGCCGCCGACAGGTTCACACCCAGCCGGCGCAGCGGCTCAGTCTCACCGACCAAGCCAGACCGCAACGCATCCAAAGCCTGCTGGATATCGATGTTATTGAACGAAGCCAAGTCAGCCGCGAGTTGGACGACCTCTTGCGAGATCGAAGCGGCTTTCCCTTCACCGATTCCCATAGCGCGGAACAGGTTGCCGAACGTGCCGGTCGCTTCAAGCGCCGCTTGCTGCGACAGACCGAGATTAGTGGCCGCGTCTGAACCGAACTGCTCGACAGACGCCGACGCGTCGCCGAACACACGCTGCGCCTTCGACAGCGACTCGTCTAAATCGCTCGCCGCTTGAACACTGTCAGCGGCGAACTTAGTGATCGCGACACCCGCACCAGTCGCCATGCCGATGATCGCGCCTTTAGCGGCGAACGACAGATCCTTGAACTTACCGAAAACACCTTGGGTTTTCTCAGAGCGATCCTCAAGAGCCTTCAGGTCACGAATCGCTTTTTGAATGTCCTTGTTATTGTACTCGCCATCGATCTTGATAGAGATCGCACTCTTACGAGCCACCAGACACTCCTAACGATTCACTTTGCGGAGCAACTGCTCTACAGCGTTGCCGACATCCTCTTGCACTTGATCGCGAGACTCATACCAAGCAGGACCCAAGATACGCGGCCAGGATTGATTGTTGCGAGCACCAACAGAACCGCCGAACTTACGGTTCACGTTGATATTGAACGCCTCGCCGCTGCGATTACGCGAACCAGCCAGAGTGAAGATAGCGCCAGCCGGATTCATGATCTGCGTCACCGCGCTGATCACACGGAAACCACTGCGACGCCTAGACCTGAACGCACCACGGATACTGCCGCGCACTTTCGTCGCCTCATACGACAGATCACGGTCAGAACCAACCGCAGTCCACTGGTCCCAGTTCGATAACGCAGTGTCAGGCACGCGTCTTTTCGCCGCGCTAACAGCCAACTCGTTGGCATCTTTCACGCCGGCTTGGATCTCTTTCCACAGTTCTTTATCGAACCGGAAAATCTCCTCAATCCGGCGTGCAGTGCCCTCTACCTTGATCTGCGGTCTAGCAGGCATTATTTCCTCGCAGCCTTCCTAGATTCACTCGCACGGAAACGCAGATACCGCAGCATCGTCACCAACATGCGCGACGACTCATTCTCAAGCGTACTCGGTGGGATCTTCCACTCGTACGACAAGTGAGCGATCAGCCAGTGGGCTGATTGCTCTCCAAAGGGACCGGCTCACCAACATCACCGATCGTCACATTATCGACGGTCTCGCACCACGGATCGAAGTCCAGGCTAATGAGATCGCGACGCCTCAACGCCTGCCAAGCGAGCCACAAGATGAACTCGATCCGCAGGTTCTCAGCGAAAATAGACATCGGCTTGTCGAAGTGCCGTTCGAATGCGATCAGGTCGGGAGCCGTGGCTGTAACCTCGGCCCCCGACCCGTCGTTGTATTCGACTTGAAGGGCAAGACGCATCATCGCAGGACTCTCCTATCTTGAAGGGGCTAACGCGTCACTAAGCCGTAGCGCGTGAGACGGTACCGCTGACCGGCCAGGTGACCGACAACGTAGCCAGATCGCCAACCGAAGAAGCGAAAGGCTGGTACTGGTTGACCAGAGCCTCAGCAGTGTACGACGGGTTGGTCGCGCTGGCGCTGCCGCTGGTCGGGAGGATCACCACAGTGGCGATCGTGTTCAGGAGCGGCCACAGGGTGGCATCGACGCTGGAAGCGCCGAAATCTTGGTGGAACTCTAGAGTGAGCGAAGCAGCCTTCAAACCACCAACACGCGTGCGCCATTCGCCACCGAATGCAGTGGTCTCGACATCATCAGTATCGATCGTGAGATCAACCGACGCGAGGTTGGTGCTGAAGTCTGTGCCGTTCACAGTGATCTTGTAATCAGTGGCGACGAACTTAGCCATGTGGATTGCCCTTCCTTTATTGAGCGATAACCTGGATAACGAACTCCGCACCCAGGTAGGTCACATCGCCATAGGTCAGCGACGTGTAGTTTCTCATTTCAGTGACGCGCAGATCAAAACAAGCACCGCCGAGAGACTTGTCGCTCTCGATCGCTGCTTTGATGCTTGATGACCCAGACGACGCACAGTAACCATCGAGCCGGTTTTGCGCTGTCCGTTCATCAACACGGCCCACAATGACGAGAGCCGTGAACTCGTAAGTGTCCATTCCACGACCGAACGTAGTGTCATAAGACACCGACTGTGGAATAACGATCGCGATCGGCGGGTTCGGGTTATCCGGTACCGTCGCGGTAGTGCGCAAGCCTGAGATAGTCGCAAGGTTAGTGGCGATGCCCGATCTGATGTCAGCGATTGAAGCCATCAGGCGACACCAAAATGGCGAACATACGGCGCGACCAACTGCGCCACGTCAGGATCGAGATGTCGGCTCACGCGCATCGCACCCATCTCACCGAAGCCGGCCACACCAAGCGGCGAATCAAGCCGCTTGTAGATACGGCTCGCCTGGATCACAGCCGCCTGAGTGATCGTCACCGGGACCGAAGGCCAACCCCACGTACCAGCGATCTTCACCGAGACCTCACCGTACCCAGTCAACTCGCCATAAGTCGCGACCCCACTGTAAAGAGCCGGCCACAAGTAATCACCCACTGCACGGACCCTGGTGTACGGCCAATACAAGCCATCAGCGACACCATTCAACGGCTCCAACTGGTAGTCGGTTGCTGTCCAAGTCACATCGTAATCGCCGTCACCGAGGGTGCTTGATTGGATCGTCAAGCCGGCTGTGCCGGCTAAGTCGTCGATCTGCAGGACGTGGCTGTCGCTTGGCGCGAAGTAACGGGTCTCCGTCACGGTGCCGAAAGTGCGACCACAGTACCCGTCGATCAGTTCGCTCGCGGCACTGCCGGCCATGCTAATCAAAGAGTCATCGACACTATCGGTGATGCGCATCGCGGCTTTGATCTGCGCGGTACTTGCGTATAGGGCCATGTGTTACTCCTTGACGACGCCTACGAAATAAAGATCGTGCGATTGATGGTTGACCTCGAACTCGTATTCTCCGAATAGGCTATCGAGGTCGAACTCTGCACGGAAGTCTTCTTCCGCCAGGTTCCTGTAATAGTCCCACTCTACGGTGTGGGGTGAAGCGCCCGGCGTCGCTCGGTGCGTGCCATGCTCCGCTCGGCCTGAAGTCGCGCACGTCATGATCACAAGATGCCTCGACAGCCTGACCATGTTCGCAAACGTAGCCACCCACTCGGGATTATGCTCAAAACACTCCGCGCTCAAGACGACATCGAACGTGTTATCGTCCCAATCGAGATCCTGGCCAGCGAATACGATATCGACGCCTGGGCCTTCACCCACATCGACACCCACGTACGCACAATCAACGAAAAAATCCCGCGCCGTGCCATTGATATCCAACGAGCCAATATCCAAGACTTCCTTACCGAGGAAAGAACTCGGAAAACGGTCGCGTACTCGCTCAAAGAACTGCCGCTGTTCAGCATGTGCCATCGTCTAATCCCAAGTCAATCTGCGTCGACGGTCCAAAGACCAACCCCAAGAAAGATCCTTGCGTTGCGCCTTATCAACGTAGAACCGCATATTGTCCGCGAACGTCACGTCGTTGCGACTCTGAAAACCAGCCTTCAACGTGCTGCTGTTTTCGTGCTCCACCGGGATCCGAGACTCCACCACACCAAAACCAGCCAACTCAACACGCGACTGGAAATCGTTATCCTCGAAGTAAGCCGGGTGCAGGCGTTCGTCGAAAAGACCCACCCGGTCGATGACTCGCTCGCCCACGGCAAAAGCACACCACGGAGGCGAACCGCCAGACAACAACAACGCGTCCACACGCGCCTGCTCACCGAACTGCTTCAACGAGCCAGCCGGCCACACCACATCGAAGTTGGCGACCAACCACCAAGGCGCAAACGGCGACACCTTGATGCCAAGGTTCCAAGAACCAGCCACGCCAAGATTGCGCGGTATCGGGATCAATGAAAAACGTTGAACGTGGCCAACCCAATCAACACGCTTCGGATCGACACACCCACCGTTATCGATCACGATCAGATGATCGACATCATGGTCAATCGATTCAACCATCCGGTAAAGCAACTCCGGCCTAGTCAGAATCGGCACAATCAACGCCGGTATCACAGCGCCTCTAACGTCGGCACCCACATCTCGCTGAACACCTTGTCAGCGTCGTACTGCTGAGCGAACTCAATCGCTTTATCAGATCTAGACCGCCCACGTTGGTAAGCGAGTTCCAGAGCCTCAACGATATCCGGCACGCTCGGAGCCATCAGCCAAGACTTCTGCGGGACATCAAACCAAGGCTGCCCACGGACAGCCCAACCCTCACCAATCAACTCAGGTTGAGCCGAAGCATCAGACACAACCACCGGGGTACCACAAGCCTGTGCCTCAATCGCAGGAATGCCGAACCCCTCACCCATGCTCGGTTGAAGCAACACGTCCATGTTCGTGTAAATCGAAGCCAAGATCTCAGGCGGTATCACCGACCGGTAAGCGTACTGATCCACGAACACGATCTGGTCATCACCAATGCCGCACGCCTGCGCCAGGTCGATCAGATTGATCCCACCCATCGCACCCTTCGACTCAGTGTGAATGTACAACACCGCATCGTCGTGCTTCTGAGCGAACATCGCGAAAGCCAGAAACGCCTCGGGGAACGCCTTGCGATTCGGCACCACACCTTTGTTCGCGGAGTTCATGCCCACCACGAAACGGTCTTCATCGATCTCCATGAACACCCGACCAGAGATCTCACCGTTGCTGGTTTGCATCTTCCACGTTGGTTTGAAGACCTTCGTGTCGATCGCGTGCGGCACGTAGCCGCACTCGATATCAGCGCGTTCGAGCATCTTCTGGCCGAACTGTGACATGGCGATCGGGTAGACGTTCTCACGCGCACACCACGCCAACACATCAGGAGGCGCGGGTGTGTGATCGATAGGCACCCAAGACGCCACCTGATCAACCATGTCCCACTGTCTGCCCTTCAACACCCAAGTGTCGAAAAGAGTCACCAATAACGGGTCGTGGCCTGGGTTTTCGTGCGCCCACGCCATCATGTGCGCCGGCGCGACGTCGTTGCTGTAAAGATCGAAGCCCCGCGAAAAGTGTTTTATGCCGTGCCAGTCTCCGACTGTACCTTCGAGACCGTAGTTCGACGCGATCGCGACTTTGTGGCCGGCTTCTTTGAGGCGCGTGGTGACTTGCGCGGTTTGCTGCCCGTAGCCGGTTGCGGCCCACGGGCTGTTGCTGAACCAGAGTATTGCGCGGCTCCCGCTCGCACCAGCAGTTGCGCTACGTGCGGCGGCACGCT